GGTCACAGCACATGGCAAAACCAACTACTGAAGAATTACAAGCTGAACTTGACAAAGTAATTAGCAGACACAACCAAGCACAAGAAATTGTAAAGGAATGTCAAACAAGATTTACTGAACTCAATGCTATCATAAAAGATAGATTAGAGGAAGAGTAATGGAATACCATGACCTTATGAAACAAGCGGAGGACTTCAACAAAAAGCTCCACCGTACCAAGGACATAAACATTGCTGACATTCTCACATGGGAAGACAGGGACGCAATCGCAAACATTGTAGACAAACGTGTTGCCAAGGAATATGGTGACATGTACCCCTTTAAGTGGCAATTTAGCTGTTCTGGTCATTTCATCTGCTAATTTGCCCTCTCAGAATCGCCTACAAGGTGCCTGAAAAAAAGCTCGGGTACGTTTGTACCTTCATTTTCACACACATTTGCCATGATTTACAAAATCGACTATTGTATAAAAGGTCAGCCAAAAAACAAATCACACCTGTACACTCGTGCACCAAGCGACGAAGATGCAGCATATTATGCCCTTGACTGGGTAGTAGCACACAATTACAATCTATTAAACGTATCAAGAACATGAAACGACGTAAGTACTACCCAAACAACTGGGAAGCTATCAAGCAATGCCCACCTAATTACTTTCCTGCAATGGAATACGAAGAGCTACGAGCATGGAAGATACATGGTTATCAACTACCTAGCTCACATTTTGGTATAGTCAGGATAGAAGACAAGGACACAGGTAAGATCACAGAACATACATACAAGTCTGAGCATCATACTAAACGCAGACTAATGAAAGAAGTAGGAACTAATAAACACATAACACTAGCAACAGATGAAGGTGTCTATCACCTGATTCCAAATCCACTTAATATTGATTTCAATAACAATGCACAAGACAACATTTGAACGTAGGTATCAACAGTTAAAACTTCTTGTTGATAATCACCCACACAAGGACGAACTCATTGCTATAATGCAAGAGCAAGTAAAAGACGACAACTAAACTACAATCCAAATGCTTACAGAACAACAGATTGAAGATCAGCAGGAGTTCGAGCGTAAACAAATAAGTGGTGGATTGCAAAGGTTACGTTCTAACACTACAAAGTTAGAAGAGCAGACCTATGCTAGTGCTACTGTTTATGGCTCAGCATGTATGAGTTCCATATTGCCTGATCTAATTGCATTTATAGATAGTAAAAAAAATAAATATTTAACCATTGCCGGTAAAAATATGCAAGTGTTTCACAAACATATCCTGCCAACTGATTCACCAATACAAGCTATGCTTACATGCAAGGTCGCATTCGACCATGTATTTTCGCCTGTGTCCAAAAAACATGGCTTAACTACTATAGCTAAAGCTGTAGGTGCGGCTCTTGAAGGTGAATTACAGATGCAATACTACGAGAAGGAGGCACCGGCTCTATTAGCTACACTTAAAAAGAACTATTGGCATCAAGCAAGAGGTACAGAATATAAACGTAAGTGCATACAAACATTAATGCACAAACAGAGTATAAGTCCTTGGATTGGTTGGGATACTACGTCTAAAATCAAGGTTGGACTATTTTTAATCGACTGTTTATGTGAAGTATCTGGTTGGTTTGAAAGAGATCTTATTCATAAAGGTAAAAAAACAATAGCAGTACTTGTACCATCAGAAACACTTATTAAACACCATGATGAAATCTTGCGAATGGCAGAGTTATTTAGCCCATTGGCTAAGCCTATGCTTATCCCTCCACGTAACTGGCACCCTCTCCAAGATGGTGGATATTTTTTAAATGATTTAACTAGACTTCATCAATTAATAAGAAGAAGCGATCCGACACTAATACAGGGAGAAATACCTTACGAGTTTATTAACAAAATTCAGAAGGTTTCTTATAAGCTAAACCCTTTTATAGTAAAGGTAGCGAAGGAACTAGAAGAAAGAGGAATTGGCGTAGGAAAGTTTAGACCTGTAATGCAACATGAAATACCTTCCAAACCACCTGAAGAGGCAAGTGAAGAGGTATGGAGAAGTTGGAAAACAAAAGCAAAAATAGCTCACGAACTACAGAAAGCAGAAGTACGTAAGTCATGTAGAACTCGTATGACCATGGACGTAGTAAGAGAGTTTGAGGGTAAAGATTACTTTATACCTTGGAGCTTTGACTATCGTGGTAGAGCTTACCCCATACCTAACCTACTTACACCACAAGACACAGACTTTGGAAAAAGTTTAATTTTGTTTAGTGAAGGTGCTAAGATAACTAAGAAGGGTATGGAATGGATAAAGTTTCAACTCGCTACTACGTATGGTTTAGACAAAGCAACCATGCAAGAGAGATTGGAATGGGTAGACAAGGGTGAGAACAGAGAGTTAGTACACCGTGTATGGTCTGACCCTATCGGCAACATAGCTGATTGGGAAAATGCAGACGAACCATGGTTATTTTTAGCTGCCTGCAACGAGTGGTATGAGTTGTATTACGAACACCGCTTTCACACACATTTGCCTGTAGCTGTAGACGCTACATGTAGTGGTCTCCAGATTCTTGCCGGTCTCAGTAAAGATGCGTCCACTGCCCGTATGGTAAACGTCATAGGGAGTGAAAAACCCCAAGATGCTTATGCAGTCATTGCATCACATAGCATGGACGCAATCCCTGATCGGCTAAAACCCCACTGGGATAGAAAGGTAACTAAGCGTTGTGTGATGACCATACCATACAATGCTAAGCCTTTCTCTAATCGTTCCTACATCAGGGACGCATTTAAAGAAAAAGAAGTAGATGTAACCAAGGAAGAACTGACTCAATGCGTACAAGCTGTACGAACTGCCATGAACGAGGTAGTTCCGGGAGCTATGAGCGTAATGAAATGGATTGAACAAGAGATAGCAAGGACTATTAAATCTGGAGCTGACGAAATCAGGTGGACAACGCCATCAGGTTTTATTGTTAAGCAAAGACTTATGAAAACAGCAAAAACTAGAATAGAATCTCAATTAATGGGATCAGTCAGAATATCTATTTCAGGAGCTGAGATAGGCGTAGACCTTAAGCATCACAAAAATGCTACTGCACCCAATCTCATACATTCATTAGATGCTAGTTTGTTACATCTTGCTACAACATCTACTAACTTTCCCATTGCATTGATACATGACAGTGTATTATGTAGAGGGACTGATATGTGCAAGCTATCTAGTCTTGTACGTAAAACATACATGACTCTGTTCGCGGAGCATGAACCACTAACCGACTTCGCCCTAGCAATAGGAGCTGAAGAAAAACCACCGATTATTGGCGACCTTAAACCGGAAGCTGTAATTGATTCACAATATTTTTTCTGTTAATGAGAAACATACACGTAACACCCGAGCCTGTAACCTTAGAAGGTTTCCAAGCTGTGTTAAAGCCAAGCAAGTTTGGCTATTCATTAAAAGCCGTAGTTGGAGAAGATTTAATCTCTAAACTAGAGACTGAAAGAGACGACTGTCTTAAGTGGGCAGAGTCTAAGCTAAAGAACCCAAAGAGATCTACACTAAAGCCTACCCCATGGGAAGAAGTTAGTGATGGTAAATATCTTATCAAGTTCTCTTGGAGTGACGACAAAAGACCTCCAGTTGTAGATACTGAAGGTACACCAATCAAGGACGTTGACACACCAGTATATTCAGGAAGTAAAGTTAAACTTGGATTTACTCAAAAGCCATACATACTAAGAGATGGCGTGACCTATGGCACATCACTAAAGTTATCTGGAGTACAGATAGTTAGTATCCAATCAGAGGTAGGTGTTGACACTGGAGACCTTGACGAGCAAGGAGCTGCTGATTTGTTTGGTAGTACAGCAGGGTTCAAAACATCTGAACCAAATGTAACACCTGACACTACACCTTCGTCAGTAGAAGATGACTTCTAATGGCATTCAGATCAGGTCTAGAAGAAAAGGTAGCTGACCTATTAGTAACGTTGGGCGTCGACTATGAGTATGAGGAGACGTCCTACCCTTACACAATCCAACATCAATATACTCCTGACTTTGTGCTACCAAGTAACGGAGTAATCCTAGAGGTCAAAGGG